AGACAGATTGTTTTAAATGAAGAACACATTAAAAATTTAGAGGCTTACATTAGCGAAATGCCCACTAGATTAGGACTTCCCTTAATTAATTTCTTAAACGGGCTTGCTCAAGAACAAGGAAATGAAAAAAATTCTGTGGAGTTTATTGATCCTATCGTTGCTGCTAGCATGCAGTCCAGCGAAGAGGTTTAACCGCTTAATTACTAAGCACCCTGAGTTGCTTACTATTGATAGTGTTGTTATACACGACACTATTACTTTGTATGTACCAGAAGTACATACTGATACAGTAGTAACATTAAAAGAATTAGTTGATACAGTAACTCTAACAAAAGATAGAGTTACTGTAAAAGCTTGGTATGTACCTACAGAGAAAAAGGTATATATTCAAGGAGCATGCGCTCCTGTGTATATCACTAAAGTGATTACTAAAAAAATCCCCGTAAAATACTACGAACACTATCCCTGGTGGAAAAAGTTTCTTAATAATGCACTAGCATTTTTACTTATTTTTGGAATTCTATATTTAATCTATATATTAATCACCAAATATTTTAAGTTAATGCGCTTGTAAATAAAATTTATTAAGAAATCATGAAAGAAAAAATTACAATATTTATTATGGGAGTAGGAGCAATATTTGCTCCAGTTGAGATGTGTGCGTTGTTATTAATGTTTGTAATTTTAATTGACACAGTAGTCAAATTAATTTCTCTAAAAAAGATTGCATGCGCAGAAAAAAGAAAATACAGAGATGTATTTAAATCAAAAATTTTAAGAAGAGGTTATATATTTAAGGCTAGCGGATATTATATTTTTGCTGGAGCTTTATTTCCATTAGATTACTATGCTTTTACTCCATTCTCTAATGGTCTAATAAAATTTTTAGGTTACAATGTAACTCTTCCTACCCAAGCTGTGTATACTAATTTATTGCTTTGCATATTTGCATTAATAGAATTAGCATCTATAAACGAAAATTGGTTTGATATCACAGGTAATAACATGCTTAAATCTGTGTTTGATATAGTAAAAAAAATCAGAGGAACTATCGAGAAAATCTCGGATACATACAAAAACATAAAAAATTAATTTATGAGTTATGACTTTTTAAAATCGGAAACTTCTCCGAAACTCCTTGTTGAAGCAGTGAAGCTATTAGGAACCAAAGAAGTAGTAGGTAAACAACATAACCCAGTAATCTTAGGATGGGCAAAAGAAGTGGGACTACAGAAAGTATATACAGCAGATGAGATTCCGTGGTGCGGATTAGCAATTGCTTATGCTTGCCATAAAGCAGGAGTAGAAGTAGTAGACAAGCCGTTATGGGCATTATCCTGGGCCAATTACGGAACAAAAGTAAGTGAGCCAATGCTAGGAGATATCTTAACATTTAAACGAGACGGAGGAGGACATGTAGGAATATATGTTGGCGAAGATAAAGATTGTTATCATGTGCTTGGTGGAAATCAAGGAAATGCAATGAGTGTAAGTAGAATTGTGAAATCAAGATTGTACCAAGCAAGGAGAACTAAATGGAAAGTTGCACAACCTGCAAATGTTCGTAAAGTAATTTTAAGTGCTAAAGGTGCTATCAGCCAAAACGAAGCATAATGGAATTAATCAGACATTCAAAGAATATCCATGAATTAAAAATTAGCGGATCAAAAGTTAAGATAGCAATGTTCTCAGATATACACTGGGATAATCCGAAATGCGATTGGGATCTACTAAAAAGAGATTTAAATTATTGTTTAAAAAATTCTATTCCTATGATGTTTAATGGGGATACGTTTTGTTTAATGCAAGGAAAATGGGACCCAAGGGGTACTAAGTCTGATATCCGACCTGAGCACAATAATATTAAGTACCTTGATTCTATTGTAGAAACAGCGGTAGATTTCTTTTCACCGTATGCGCATCTGATTACTGTGATTGGTTACGGCAATCATGAGACTTCTGTAATTAAACGCCAGGAGACTGACATCTTACAACGATTTGTGGACCTACTTAATTACAAAAATGGGAGCAACGTTCAGACAGGAGGATATGGTGGATGGCTAATTGTACGTCAAGAGTCTAGACCTAAATTTAATATAGTTACTAAAATTAAATACTTCCACGGTAGTGGAGGTGGAGGAATAGTAACTCGTGGAGAGATTAACCTTACAAGAGCTCTTGAAATGGCTGAAGATTTTGATGTATTTGCAATGGGACATATCCATGAAAACAAATGCACTAACATAGCTCGTGATATAATTGAGCAACATGCATCTACAGGATACTCTCAGAAACACAGACAAATTCATATGATGATTACAGGTACTTACAAAGAAGAGTTCGGAGAAGGATCTAAAGGATGGCACGTAGAACGCGGAGCTCCACCAAAACCTGTGGGAAGTAGAATATTAATAATTAATACACGTAGAGATACATCTAATAATAGAGACCTTACGTTAAAATCAATTGATAGTATCAAATTCCCTATTTAATATTTTTTTATATTTACATTATGAAACTAAGAAACAATTGGAAAACAACTAATAAGCAGTGGGATAAAATCATGATTCGATTGAGAATCTCTGCTGTAGATTTAATTAACATTGAGATAGACAAGTCTAGAAACTTCTATCTTATTACTATTTGTAACTTTACTTTAAAGAATAGATAATGGCTAAGATTAAAGAAAGTACGGGAGGCGCTAAAGCTAAAGTAAAAGTCTCACGTCCAGGAGTACATGCTAAAACCCAAACTTCTAAGATTAAAAGTTCTAAGAACTATAAAAAAGCTTACGGAGGTCAAGGGCGCTAATTAATTAATCGTATATTTGTAATTATGTTATCACTAAATGATTTACATGCTCAGATTGATGAGTCGTTAGAAATAAACTCAATAGAGTCCTCAAATTCCTATGAGCTCTATACAGATTTAATTAACGAGCAGAGATCACTATGGATTAGAAATGAGTATAACAAGAATCGTAGTATAGATCCATATATATTACAAGAGATAACATGTTTAGAATTAGAATTAGTTAATCCTATTGATTGTTGTATAGATGTTCCTACAGGCTGTCAAGTATTACGTACTGTTAAAGAGATACCTAATACAGTTGAGTTTTTCTTTACAAAAGGTATTGCAAGTGTTGGCCCTGCTGACATAATGAAACCTAGGTTTATACTTATTGATTACTCGCGCGTACCTTACATAGGCCACGGTAGAACTACTCAAAAAAGCATTTACACTTTCTTTTACGGCAAGCATTTATACATTACTAGTAAAGCTTCTGCACATTTAATGATGAAGTATCTTAGTGTACGTGGAATCTTTGAAGATCCTACTGAGTTACAAGGTTATTATAATTGCGCAGGAGAGACTCCTTGTTGGACAGCTTCTGATGCATATCCATTAAATATGTGGATGTGGGCATATATTAAACCATTAGTACTTCAACAATTGATGCAAAAAGGAATAGGTCAAAAAGATGAGGCTAATAATGCACAAGATCAAAAAGGTAGCTTAGGCATAGGAGGACAACCAAGTGGAGGACAATAATTTTTTAAAAAGAGGCAAAGGTAAAATAGCTGGTGATATCAAGAAGGACCAGTTTTATAAATACTACTCAGAGAATGCAAAAGAAAAAGTAGTTGAGCGCAGTGTTTATAATAAATTTTTACGAGATTTGCTAAGTACTTTTAGTACAGAAATTGTAGAGACAGGCTTAGAACTAAAGATAAACCGAGTAGGTAAACTTAGGATCAGAAGCAAGCAAATGCATTTTTTTAAAAAGAATGGAGAACGCTCCAAGAGTTTAAGAGTAAATTGGTCAGCTACTTGGGAATACTGGGAAACTAAGTATCCAGGATTAACAAGAGATGAGATTACACAGATAAATAATAAGACATTAATTTATCACGAGAATGATCATACAAATCAAGAATACTATGAGCATTTTTGGGATAACTTTACAACTAATTTAAAATACAAGAGTTTTTATACTTTTAAAGCATCTAGACAATATTCTAGGTTAATTGCTCAAATAGTTAAAGACCCTAACCGTAAAACATTTTATTATGGATGAAGCAATGGAAATGACGTCAGGCGGTAAGGCAGTAGAATCTACTGTTAAAATTACTCGCAAAGAATTTGAAGATGGTGGTTCAGAAGAAACTCGCATTGAGCAAGTAGATGGTGGATACATTATTACAAAAGAATGTCGTTGTAAAAATGACAAAGGCGAGTGGGAATGGAAAACAGAGAAATCTGTAAGTACAGAAGATCCTTCTTTAGATAAAACTTCTGAGGGCATCGCTAGCCGCTTAGAATCAGTACTTAAAAACTTAATGTAATGTACTCAGGTAAAACAGTCTCCTACAAAACAATCCTTGATAAAACTATCAGGGATTTTGGTTTTAACTACGACGTCAAAGAAGAAGAAGGCGTTGAGTGGCTTGCAGAGTTTATGGCGCATACTAATGTGCCAGTGACTATGGAAGAGAAAATCGCTTATATTCAAATTTGCGACGGGAGAGGTGATTTACCTTACGACTTATATAAGATAGGACAAACTGCTCATATTGTAGGAGTTAGTACTATTGAAGAGGCTGAATGTGGTAAAGGAAGAATGTATCCAATGCGTTGGAAGACAGATTACTTCCACAACAGATATCATTTAGATGATAGAGATTATACTACCGAGGGTCGCGAGACTTATACAGTAGGACAAGGATACATCTTTGGTTCCATGAACGAAGGTATCTTAGCAATGTCATACAGTGCTATACCGACTGACGAATGTGGATACCCTACTATTCCTGCAGAACAACAATGGTTAGAAGCAGGTGCGCATTACATTGCACAACGTATTGCTCGTAAGTTATTAATTCGTGGAGAAATCAACCCACAGGTTTATCAAATGATCGAGCAAGATAAAGAATGGTACTTTGCACAAGCAGTAAACCATGCAAAACAATGGAATGGTGTAGACGAAGCGGAGACAGTGAAAAACTCTGTAGTTCGTACTATTCCTCAATTACAGGATCATGCATCTTTCTTTGCAAATATGCAGTTACCTGAACAACGTAAATTTAGACCTAAATCTGGTGTAGCATTAGTATCTACTATCAATGCTGTATCACCAAGTGTCAATGGGCCTAACCCAGCAACATCCTAATAGTTTAACATGGAGCAACATATAAATACCTACCAAGGAATGAATAAAGATACTGCCTACGATAGTTTGGCAGCTACTTTTTATATTGATGCTTTAGATGTAAGAATTACTACAACTACGGGGGATTCATTAGGAGGTTTTACTAATATTAAAGGAAATGTTTTAGCTGTTACTTTACCTGTAGTAAGTACCCCTCCAGGAGCATGGACAGCATTAAATCCTGTTGTTATAGGTTATGCTACAATTAGAACAAAAATTATTTTGTTTGTTGCTGATGATAGTGGTACTAAAGGTTGGATATATAATTTAGAATATAATCCCGCAACAAAAGCTATTACTACTTTTAATTTAGTCTACTATAATGCAGCGTTAAATTTTAAGAAACAGTGGCCAATTGAAGCATTAGGTCGTTTTGAATCCGAAAGTATTCAAAGAGTTTATTGGACAGATTATAATAACTTTTTTAGATCTATTAATGTAGTAGATCCTAGTTTAGCTACTTTACCTGTGGGATTAATAGATATTTTTCCTGATGTTAAATTTACTCAGCCTTTATTTACTACTATAGCAGGTGGAGGTAGTTTAAATACTGGAGTCTATCAAATTGCTTATCGATTAACTACTGCTGATGGAAAACAAACTTTAATATCTCCTCCAAGTAATTTAATACACGTTGTTTCTGACAGTGAATCTGCAGGAAACTCTAATACATATAATGGAAATAGCACTGTAGTTAATAGCGGTAAATCTCTTACTATTACCTTAAACACTTCTAACTATTTGAATTTTTATAAAGTAGAGTTTATTTCTATTTATAAATCTTCTAATACTGCAACAACAGAAGTTACTTCTATAGAAGAGATTGTTATTGCTAGTCAAACAAGTATTACTTTTACATATACAGGAGGAGAAAATAGTATTTTTGATTTAGAGTTATTAGATTTTTTATCTAGAAACTATGCTTTTAAGACGCCTAAGACTATAACTCAAAAAGATAGTTCTTTATTAATTGCTAATATTAAAGAATCATTAGTAAGTCTTAAGGATTTACTTCCTGCTGGACAAACATTTGATGCAAAAACTAGGAGATATAAATTTAATGGGGGATCACCAATTCCTCCATTTACTCCAGGCACTGCCATTAATAATTTAAAAAATGCATTTAATACAGAATATAATTCTGATGCACATTGGAATCAAACTTGGCAAACTAATTCACAGTACAGATACCAAAGTGATGGATTACGTTTAGGAGGTCAAGGTCCAAATATTACTTATAATTTTCATTTAGAAGAATTTACTTTAGATAAAACTGCTCCTTTTATAGGAAATACCGTAGGAACAGTTTTTGTAACTGATTCTCCTGATGCAACTCCTCATAATTTAAATGATGGATATGGACCATATGCTAATACAACTTTCTCTAACAATGCCTCTCCGTTTATTTCAGGATTATTAAGAGGTTACAAAAGAGGAGAGACTTATCGTTTTGGTATTGTATTTTACACTATTAAAGGAGAAGCTACATTTGTAGAATATATAGGAGATATTAAATTTCCTGATATTTCAGAAATAGATTCTGTAGTTAATAATTCAGGATATAAATTTTGGCCTATTAGCAAACAGAAACCTGCTAGTGAACACACTATGGGATATTCTATGGGCATAGAATTTAATATAGATTTTAGCACTTGTCCAGGATTATTAAATAATATTACTGGTTACCAGATAGTTAGAGTAAAAAGAGAAAATGTAGATAAACGAAGACTTTCTCAAGGATTATTGAGAGGATTTTATCATAATCCTGTAGACGCACCACATTTTACAGGCTCAGGAGGATTTGATTTACAAGTAAATGGAAGCAGTAATGTATTACATTTATATCCTTATTATCCTGCTGCTTCCGAACCTAATGCATCATTTGGTACTTTAGAAAATAGTTCTGCAACTAGTTACGTTCCGCAATACTTAGATTATTTAAGATTAGGATCTTATTTAGGATTTTATTCTCCAGAAATTTCTTTTGATAAGAATAATGTTGCCGATTTAATGTTAAATTTAGGAAGCAATCCTTGTTTATTAATTACTGGAGCTTATACAAATAGATTGCAATACGCAACTCCTACTTTAACTTTTGAAGCAGAAGGTTTAGGAAATCGATCACAAGATATAAGAAATCAGTATTACGATACTTATCCTGTAAATTTTAATAGTATTGAAAATATTAAACGTTGGCAATTTAATGCTAAGTTTAAAATGGAAGACGATTGTGATTACGAGGTAAAAATAACTGGATTATTTGATGGGTATTACATGCGAAATTATTGGTGCATGGATAATTATTTTGATGCAAGCGATCCGCAAGTTAATCCAAATAGACCTCAACAAGGTGCTGGAACTAGTGAAGTTCCCGAATTTTTTAAAGCAGGAACAAGTGTTATAGGTAAAGTACAAAAAATTACTAATGACTTTTTTACTAATGCTCCTATAACAGGGTCAACTGATGATTTTTTTAAAGCACCTAATAATGTATTTCCTGTAAATAGAACTACTTTTGCTCCTACAGGAAGTTATAATGGATACTTTCCAATTACTGAATGCATACTACCTAAATTAGAAGTATACGGAGGATATACTACAGATAGTTTAGAGGCTAATCAATTTATTCCTGCTTCTCCTATTATAAATCCTGCAAATACAAATCCTAAAGTATTTGGTGGAGATATTTTTGTAAATATGTTTATTGTACAATCTGGGTTAGTAGAATTTAATACAGCATTTTACTCAGATAATAAATATCGCAGAGACAGTACTCGCACAGAAATTATTGCACTAGAAAGTGAATTAAATCTTGATTTAGCAAATGGTGCTACTCTTCGTACAGGAGTTAAGTATGAATTTGGTAGTACAATAATACCAGCTTTTAGACAAGAAACTAATAACGCTGAAGCTCCGTATGCTAAAGTATTAGATATGTATAGCTATAATTTAATTTATTCTAGGCAAAATGATGATTTAGCTTTTTATGTACAACCTGCTAATATACAAACTAGTGGAGCTAATGATATTAGAGCTTATTTATCTAATGTAAAAATTAATGAAGAAACAGTAGATGCTTGGACTAAGTTTGGTTTAAATAACTACTATGACGTAGATGATTATGGACCTATTAATAAAGTAATAAACTGGAAAGATACTGTATACTTTGTTCAAGATAAAGGAGTAGGGGCATACGCTATCAATCGCGCAGCTGTCACTACTACTGCTGATGGAGTGCCTACACAATTAGGTACAGGATTAGGCTTTGGTAAGCACATCTATTATTCTAAAGTACATGGTGCTATTCATCAATGGGCAGTAGAAACTACGGAAGCTGGTATATATTTCTTTGATGCTTTCCATAGAAAAATATTTATGATGCAAGCGCAATCAGGACAAACTGCAAATAGCGCTATCTCAGAGATTAAAGGAATGCACAGCTTTTTACAGTCATTACCTAATGATGTATTTACTCGTAAAGCAAATGGAGGGGATAATCCTATTTTAGGTAAAGGGGTTCACATTGGAAAAGATATTATAAACGACGAAGTATTATTTACTTTTTTAAGTAAAGCTTCTTCTGCTCTTTTACTTACAAACATTTTATATGCCGTAGGTACAATTGTATACGACTCAAATACTAATATTTATTATTACGTAACTAATACGTTTACTTCTGGTAGTACAAGACCTCAAGCAGTAATTGATCTTTTGGCAAATAGTTTACCTGCAACAGCAAAACAAGTATATAATTCTGATACATTAGTATTTGACGAATTAGCTCAACAGTTTTCTTCTAGGTATTCAATGGCTCCTACAATTTGGATTCAAAATGGAGATATTATTTTAAGCCCTCATGCATTATCACAAGACAAACTTTATACTAATGGTATAGGTGATTGGGGAGTATTCTATGGTATACAAGAACCTTGTGAGTTAACATTAGTAGTTAATCCACAAGCAGATGTTAACAAGATACTACGCACAATGGAATTTAATTCTATTGTAAGAGATAACAATAAAATTATAGATAGAGGGCAAACTATTACTGCGTTTAGAATTTCTACTCAATATCAAGATACAAACGTAGTGCCGTTTTCACCTGCAAGATTTAAACGTAAATTTGACAAGTGGAGACTTAAAATTCCAAGAGATCAAAACAGTGGTAACCAACAAGGACGTTTACGTAGTACATATTTTGTAGTAACTTTATACTTTGATAACTCTCAGAACAAAGAGTTAATCATGAATCGTTTAATGTCTTACTTTGATTATCAAGTATTCTAATGAAAAAGACTCCTAGTATTATTGACACTTATTATAAATCTTTAGGTACAAAGATTTTTAGAGATACAACTGCTTTACCTTTTGCAGATGGTGGGCCCCTAAACGATAGAAATATTCACGGAGACTTATTACCAAGTGTTTATGCTTCAGCATTAGGAAGGTACTACGGCAATGGAGGACAAATGAAACCTGATTACTCTTTACCAGAAGATAGCTTTCAACAAGGAGGTAGAGGATTAAAAAATAGTGTCTATGCATCAAGCATGGGACAATACCCTGCTCCTTATGCTATGGGAGGAGCAATGAATCAGTATCCTGATGGAGGTAGTATATATACTTATGCTAAACGTCCAGGTTCTTATTATCAAAAAGATAGTGAAGGCAATTGGCTTATTAGTAATAAAGGAACAGGCGGTCAATACGTACCTGTAGAAGATCCAAGTGGGCAACGTACTGCTGCACTAAATAAAGGAGCAGTAGTAACCATGGCAAATCCTACTGCAAGTAAATATGATAATGTTACGCCTTCTTATGGTAAGTCACCAATGATACAAAGTGTAGCAGGAAGAACAGAAGCAGAAAGACAACCTGTACAAGATGCTATTGCTGGCCAACAGTTTGCTCAAAACATGGAACAAGATTATGCCGCTGCTACTAAAGACCAATTACCTCAACATGAACAACCTGTTGATATGATGGATTATGCATGGCAAGCTGGTGCATTAGCTCCTAGTATACTTCCAGCAGCAATTAAAGGTGCAGGAATGTTAGGCGCAAAAGCAATGCCATATATTACAGAAGCACTAGGAACATCGATACCAGGTATGTCTGCGGTACCAGGGGCTACTGTAGGTAATGCATTAGGAGCATATAGTATTGTACAAGGAGGGAAAAAATTATCAAAAGTACCTGAACAAATACAGCAAGGAGAATACGCAGATGCTTTAGAAAATACTTTAACAGGTGCTTTCGATGTAGGAACTGCTGGAGTTGTATCCCCTTTATATAAAGGCGCTAAAGCAACAGTTAATGAATTTGGTAAATTACTTGGAACCGAAGAAGGTTTACTATCAAATACTTATAAATTAAATCCTTGGGCAACTAAGTTAAATACATATAATAGAGTAGTAGGAGACGATGCTATTGCTGATTTACAAAATTCTGGTTTAGTTAGATCAGGAGATCTTGGAGGAGTTAGTACAAATTTAGGAAAAAGGACAACGCCTTACCCGTCATTTGGTAAAGGAAATCCCAGACAAGCATATATTGATCAAACAATGCAGCAAGATAAAACTCCCTTTATAATATCAACAAATAGGAGCATGAAAGCTTCTAATTTAGGAAGACATGGAAAAGGCTCAACTATGTTTCCAATAGATGAAACAGGAGCATACATGACTTCATTTCCTGCAGATGAAGTAAAGGTTTTTCAAAATAAACCTAATTGGTTAAATGGTTATCAAGAAGTTCCAGTAAAAATGAATAATAATATAGAAACAGGATTTTTTAATGGTTTATCAAATCCTGAGATCCCACAAATAAATCCAAGAACAGGTTTAATGCAAATAAATAATACTACGTTATTAAGCACACCGTTGCCTGTAAAAATTAAAGAAGTAGATATTCCTAATTTTAAAAGTGCAGAGGGATTACCTGAAGACCAAGTTCCTTACTTATTACCACAATCTGAAGTAATGATAAGAAAACCTTGGTTGTACCAAGGTAAAGATGATATGATTATGGAAAGTTTTAAATCAAATAATAAGATTGCTGAACGTCCTTATGAAATTCCTGCTAGTCATAATACTCAAGAAGATATTATGGCAAGAGCTTTAAGTAAACCATTACCTACTAGAGTATCTAAAGCAAGTTTAGAACCTAAAGTGTATTATGATTTAGATGGTAATATTATTGATAAACCTTACGCATTTGGTGGACAACTTAATTACCAGTATCCAAACGGAGGTGTATTAGAAACTGCTAGTGATCTAGTTCCTACAACGCCTGTACCAGAAGGACCAGTAATACCAGGAGAACAAGATATTAGAGATTTTTACACTAATTGGTATTCTAAACGTACTTTACCATTTGATGAAATAGGCAATAAGCAATATGAAAAAACAATGAAGTCTATACTTCCTGCTTATAATCCAGAGTCTACATTGCTAAACGAAATAAACGCAAATAAAGTACCTTATGAAATAGTACCGACTTTAGATGGCGGAAGTGCTCAAGGAGCTATAGTATATAATAAAAAAGGATTGCCAGAAAAAATACAATTAAGTGAATCAATAATGAATAACCCTAGAGAACTTAATGCTACTATGATGCATGAGGGGCGTACTAGAATTATGGCTCCTTATGCTGATGAGGTATATTCAGCAGAGCAAAAGATTATTGGGCCTAGTATTAAAAGTTTTGATGAAATAGGAAAAGACATAAAAGATTCCGAAGAGCGAGACGCTGCTGGAGATTATTATGATTATTTAACTAGTCCTCAAGAAGATAATATTCAATCAATGTTATTTGAGATACGTCAACAGAAAAATTTGCAACCTAATCAAACTATCACTGATGAAGATATTGAAAATTGGAGACTAGAAGGAGAAAAGAGCGGAGAGTTAGATAGAAACAGCCCTAATTTTAATGGTGCTTTATATAATCTATTTAAAGTATCTAAAGACAATAGTTCAATGAAAAACTTATTTAACTATATTGCTTCTGATAATACTCCTAAGTCAAACAATATGAATATGTTTCCTACTTACGGAGGTAATTTTGTTTAAGCTTACAAAAACTCAATAAAAATTATTACTTTTAAACTCTAAATTAGTACCATGTCTAAAAAAGATTTAATTAAACGTGCTGACGGATCATATAGTCAAAGAGGATTATGGGATAATATTCGTGCTAACGCAGGTTCTGGAAAGAAACCTAGTAAAGAAATGTTAGCACAAGAGAAAAAAATTAATAATGAAATGGCTAACGGCGGCCAGATGAGTACCTTTAAAGCTTCTAATATACAAACTTACGCTGAAGGCGGAGAAATGGAAGCTGCTTCAGGAGGACCAGGACACCCTTTTAAAAAATGGATAGAAAGAACAAATCCTACAGCAAATCTATATGCTAGCCCTTATTATACTAATTCATTAGTAGGTAATAGAATTCCAGGATATCGTGCAGGATTTAGTACAGCAACAGGAGCAGGACAATATGCAAAACCTGTAGGAGGTTTTGGAGGATTATATGTAGGACAACAGTATGATCCACATACTCCTAGTAATACTTTTTTAAGTCCAACTTCTCAATTAGATCATTTAAATTTTGGTAAACTAAATGCTGCTGGAAATCCCGAAGGACCTAACATAATGTTTGGAGGAAATATAGGATGGCAAGGTAAAGCTGTTAAAGGAGGAGACGGACCTGCAGGTATTTTTCCTAGCGCTATGCCAAGATTAGAAGCATTGGCAGAATACGCACCTTCTACAGGTATAGGTTTTGGAGCTAAAGTAGGTAGTGTATTTCCTATACAAAAAGGAAATTATCGTCAAGGACAGGTTAAAGGAGGAATACATAATGCTTCATTAATGCTAGAACCTTATACAGGAGGTACTTTTAATAGTACTAAAGGAAGTGGTTTTGGTTGGGGTTTAAAAGCTGACGCTGAATATCGTCCTAGATTTTTAGATAAATTAGGAATACCTGGCAATGGGTATTTATCTGCTAATTTTGCATCTCCAATAGGAGCCCCTGATCAAGGTAATAATCTAAATCCAGACGGCACTCAAAGTAATGTATCTACTGGTAGTACATCTAATCCTGGAATAAAGTGGAGACCTAATTTTTCTATTGAGGGAGGGTACAGAATGCCCTTGCAAAAAATGGATGAAATTGATCTTCCAAAATTTAGCAGAAATAATATGTCTGATTTAATTGAGCAGGCTGAAGAAAATGAAGAAAATAATCCATTAGAACAACAACCTTATATACCAAATGAGGAAGGTAATAGCGCAGCATGGGGTAAACGTGGTGAAGTAAACGCTAGCCCTATTCATAAAAGATGGCAACCCGATGCTAATGATATTTTCATTCCACCTACACAAGGAGGAAATGAGATAATACAATATCCTCCTCAAGAAGAGGAAGGAACAGAATCATTTGCAGTAGGAGGATCAATGGGAGGATGGCCGCCAGATAAAATGTTAAGAGGAGCTAGTTTGTACTCTAATGCTTTCCGTACTAATACTATAACAGGCGACTTAATGCCTACTGCTAATTTAGGATTTGAAAAATCTTTCGGTCCTAAAAAATCTAGATGGACTATTGGAGGAGATGTAGGACTTCCTTATGGAAATCAGCAAATAGGAAATTTTGAACAAGGTTCTGATTTAGCTTCAAATTTTACAATAGATCCTGAAAATAATGTAGTACCTACAGCCATTGGATTATCGGATAATCCATTAGCTCTAGGATTTCATGCAAAATACGATGGCATAACTAATTCTAATAAGGGCAAAGGTTATGTAGAATTAGCAGCAGATTACAATAATAAAACTGGATTAGGAGTAGGTGCTATAGGAGGTTTAAAATTTGGTTCAAATCCTAGAAGACGTAATGATGCTTTACGCCCAGGAACAGCAGCAGGTAGTATTACTCCTTATGGAGGAGTAGGTTTTGGTAATAAAAATAATACAGGATTTATTTACGGAGTACAAGCTGAAGGAGAATGGAAGCCAAAGTTTTTAAAAAAAACTCCTTTAAGTCTTTACGGAAAAGCTCAATTTCAAGGAGCAGCAGGAGAAGGTAAATCCGCAAATGAATCATCAGGGACACAATCTTGGGCTAATAATACCTCTACACAAATAAACCCTGTCAATACTGATACGATGACATTTAGACCTTCTGCAAGTGTAGAAGCAGGTGTTAGAGTACCTTTAAAGGATCTCCAACAAAAAATGCGAGGAATTGATATTGGAAAATTAAATCTTCCCCCACTTGACAGAGAACCTAGAGAAGGAGGAGACTTTGAAGAAACAGAAGAGCATGAATATATCCCTAATGAAGAGGGTAATAGTGCTGCATGGGGAGAGCGTCAACCAGTAAATGCAAGTCCTATACACAAACAATGGCAGCCAGATGCTAATGATATTTATCTACCACCAGCAGGACCTACTCCTGGAATGTCACCAATGACTTACGACCCTTCTATAGGTGAATTTGAAAATAATACTGAAGAAATGAACAACTATTCTAAAGGTGGACAAGTCCACATTAATTTCGCAAACGGAGGAAGCTTTAATAATAAAGGTTTCCGATCTTTACCCCCACAAGTACAAGCTAAGATTCGATCTAACAGCTTTGCTGATGGAGGACAGTTGACAGAGTTTAATGAAGGAGGTACTCACGAAGAAAGTCCTTTAGGAGGTATTCCACAAGGAATGGCGCCTGATGGTAAAATGAATTTAGTAGAGGAAGGTGAGACTAAATTAAACACTGCCGACTACATCTTTTCTGATCAAATTAAAATTGATAAAGAGACTGCAACTTTGTTTGGTTTATCTAAAGGTGACGTAGGCAAAACATTTGCTGATGTTTCTAAGAAAGTTAATCGTCCTAATTCACGTAGAGATAATGATACTATTGAACAAGTAGCTATTCAACGTGACTTAGAAAGTCTAATGCAAGCTCAAGAAAAACAAAAAGAGATGCAGAAAGATAAAGACATCGCAGAGTTTGCTTCTAAGTATCCAGAGTTAGCACAAAATATGCCTGTACCTGGACAAGAACAACAAATGGCTCAACCACAAATGGGTCAAGCTCCTATGATGGATCCTAATGCAATGCAACAAGGTATGATGCAGGAGCAAATGAATCCGCCAGCTGGAATGCCTCAACAAGAAATTGATCCTGCGATGATGGCACAAATGCAACAAATGGGTCAAATGCCTATGTCTTACGGAGGCTCTTTATTTAATTGCGGAGGTAAGATGTACAATAACGGAGGTTATATGTACGATGCAGGAGGACATATGTATGCTGTAGGAGGTAATGTAATGCGCGGTATTGGTGCAGGTGCTTACGGTGTAGGAGAAGGATTACTTGACACACTTACTTTCGGACTTACTGATACTCTTACCGATAAAGGTTTTGATAAATTAGCAGGTATGGGAGGAAGATCTGAATCAGAAGTTGAGAAAGACAAAATGATTCGTGGTTTTGGTAATGTAGGAGGTGCAGTATTAGGTGCAGGTCTTACAGGTGGTGCAGCTACATCTTCTGCAGTTAACGAAGGTATAGAAGGATTAACTTCTGGTGTTACTAATATTAAAGGTACAGGAGAACAGTTTGATAAAATTGCTGGAGGTATTGGCCAAGGTGCATCAACAATTGCAGGCTTTATGGGCCCTCAAGGAGCAACACAAGCAGCAGGAGTATTTAAAGGTAACGAAGCAGTTAATAAATTAATGACTGCAAAACAAAATCCTTTTATTAACCAAGCAACTAATTTTGCGGCTAATGCATTTGCTAATGGAGGTCGTATGAATTACTCAATGTACCAACCTCTTGATCACATTACTCAATACGGAGGCCCACTTAATATGCCTACTAATGATAATCCATATGCAAACTTTTTAGCAATGGGTGGAGGTATGGAAGGAGAAGATCCTATTAATCCTACTTTAGCATTTAATCTTAATGGAATAGTTGCTAACTATACTTTAGAACAAGCTATTAATGATCCATTAGTATTAGAAGCTTTTGGAGCATCTGCTGATGAAAAAGGACAATTTAGTCCTGAAGATGTAGAAGCTGCTAAATTAGCTATTGAACAAAAATTTATAGAAGAGTCCCCTGCTAATAGAAAAGCCGCATTTTTAGCGCAACAAGAATACGACGCTGCTTTAAGTGAAGATGCTGCTGGATCAAGTATGGATAGACTTCCAGGAGAAACTGACGCAGCTTATCAACAAAGAGTAAATCCTATGCAAGCTATGAGTGCTCAGCAAGGCGCTAAACCAGGTGTTGGAGAAATTAAACAAACTCCTTTAGAAGGTGCTATGATGGCATTACCTGCTGCTTATAATATAGGAAGAGGTATCTTTGGAAAACCTAACTTATTAAACTATGAAGACTACGCTCAAAAAGCTAATATTGATCCATATACAATGAATATTGATCCACAGTTAGCTGAGGTTCGTAGAGCATACGCAGGAGCTAATCAAGCAATTAAAAATGCATCGCCAGGTAGCGGAGCTTATTTAACTAACATGGCAAATGTTGCAGCAAGTAAACAAGAAGCTACTAATGCTTTATATACTAAAAAAGAAATGTTTGATAAAGATGCTGCATATAAAGCAGATTTAGCAAACAGAGATATTGATAAAAGTAATCTTGATCTTGAGATGAAATTACAAACTTACAACGATGCTGCTAAAGCTGCTAAAGCTAAATCTTTACAAGAAGGTTTAGGTCAGTTAGCAGACATTGCTAAGAATGAGCAAGGAATATCTTTACAGGAAGCTTTACTTAAATTAACTTCTCCTGATTACGCAGAGAAATTTAATTACTCTAGTTTATTCGAGCAAGCGCAAAAAGCTGCAAAAGCTAAGAAAGGTACTAAAGCAGGGAAATAATATTTTAAAAAACTAGATCATGCCAATTTCACCATCGGATACTCCCTTACAATATCAATATAAGCCATTAAACTTAATGGCTTTTGCAGAGCCTTTGGCAAAAATGCAAGAGAAATATGATTTAACTAAAGCTGTTATTGAGGATTCAGATGTTAAAGCTACTGCTTTACAGTGGGCACAAGACCCTGAAAAAGCTAAAGCATTAGAAGAAATCTATCGTAATAAGAGAGATGAGATAGCACAAAATCTTGCTGAGAGTAAAAACTATACTCAAGCAGGTACACAGATTAAAAAGTTACAAAGATTGTGGAACGAAGATCCTGAACGATTAGCTTTAGAATCTAACTATAAACTTTGGGAAGAAAGAAATAAAGCAGAGATAGAAAGAGTTGGTAAGCCTGAATCACAAGGTGGAATAACTAAGCAACAATATTTACAATGGGTTGCAGATGAAAAAAGAAAGTTTGAATCTGAAGAAGTTGGTGGAACTAATTTTAGACAAGATGCTGTAAATCCTACTGGTACTTATAATCCTGTAACAACTAAAGTAGGTAGAGAAACAGATAGACAAAAAGAATTTGACGATCTTAAATACAAAGTTGCTGGAGATATTAAAGCTAAAAAATGGAGTGGTGCTTTAAGTAGTATGGGTATTGATCCTACGTCTCAAGATGCTAAGTACGTTCAGAGTGAATTTGAAAAATTAAGTCCTCAAGAAATTGATCAAAAAGTTGAACAATATATTAGAGGATTAGATAGATTTAAACCTTGGTTAAATGAAGTTGCAGATTATAATCTAAAAGACTACAGGTATGCAAATGATGAGGGAGCTTCTTATCAAAAATTAGCTTCAGAATTAATAACCAAAAATTATAATGCAAACGAGGCTTATATTAAATCATTAGAAAAAGCTAAAAAAACTGATACTGACGATTATAAAAATGCTATTAAGAACAAAGAGTTTTTACGTGAGCAGATGGATAATCCAGATGACAAAGTCATTAAAGATTTGTTTACAAGAGATGCCTTAAACAAACAATATGATGCTGCTGCATTAGGAGATATTTTTGCAATAAACAATTCTTCAACAAGTTATACGTTCCGTGATATTCCTAAAGAAGATGGTGGCGGAGGTGCAGGAGACCCATTTGGTAAAAACGCAGTAGGATCATTTGATCCAAATGGTGCATTACCAGTAATAGGTAACTTAACGCAACAAAAAGTTAAAGCAGGACAAGCTCTTTACCCTAGTTTAAAATTATTTAATAATATAGCAGGAGGTGCAGCAAGAACATTTGTATTAGGAGAACAAGGTTCAGCTGACAGAAAACGATTAGAAGCTAGCCCAGGAGAGCAAAGAGAACGTCAAATGAAATTATTTAATATTGCTGTTGCTGCTAAGGATGCTAAAGATTTTTACACTAAAGCAAAAGCTGCAGGATTTAATAGTGGAGTTACAATGGCAAATGCAACTACTGTATTTAATGCTTTAAAAGTTCCAGATGCTCAACAATACGTAAATAAAATCTTTACTAACTCTGGAAATGATTTTAATAAATACAGTGATGCTAAGAATCAATTAGAAGTTATTGATAATAATATAAATTCATCTCCAGAATTTAAGAAAAGCGTTGAAGTAGTAGCTGCACAAAAAGTAAATGTTACTACTAGCGACGTAGAAAAATTAGCACAACGTTGGAATACAACTGTAGATAAATTAGTAAAATCTGGAGTAGTACAAGTACGTTCAGGAGGTCCTACTAAATATGAACAAGGAGTTGCAGTACAAGGCTCAGACTATGTAATGTCTGCTAATAACTTAGCAAAAGCTTATGGATTTAAATCTTTACAAGATGGTCTTGAGCATAAAATGGATGTAGCAGGAATTAACAAAGAGCTTGATGGTATTATTGCTACACAAAAACAAAAAGCAATTAATCAAGGAGGACAAGTAATGTCTCACCGTTATGCAGGAGATAAAGCTGTAGACGAAGGATTAACTGCTAGATTTAACTCTGTAGGAGATTTAACTTCATTTATGCCAGCTAACGGCAAAGCATGGGGAAATACTCCAGGATTTGACGAAAAAGGAAATTTAGCTGCAGGTACTTCATTTGATTTTGAAGGTAAGCAATCTGTTAAATTAGTTGTAAACGGTAATCAAGTATTTTACGAAGTTCCTATTAAGTATAAAAATGCTGATGGAGATATGACTAAGAGTACTATTTTAGTAAAACCTAAAGTAGGAACAGAAGAATTCCAAGAGCAATTATTAACTTTTATTAAAAATAAAAGTGCAGCAACTCGATTTGATAATTCATTATCTGCTGAGACATATGACATGTCTCAAAGAGCTTTATATGACTTAACTACTAGAAGTACATTAACTCCTATTAAAGCAAATTCTTTTAGAGTGAATGCAGGTGAGCCTCCTATAGTATTAGAAACTGTACCTTCAGGTTATGCAGGAACTAGTTTAGAAATTGTAAAAGCATATGACCGTGCTACAGGGACTAACGTTTATAAAGTAAGAGCTAATAGTCCAACAGGATCACAATTCTTAGCTGCTGAAAATGGTAAAGAATTTACTTCGACTGATGTAAACGCTGCAAAAGTGTTAATATCACAGCAAATAAATGGAAAGTAATTAATACTTTTACATAAAAGATCTACAATGCCAAACGATACTAAACAAGGATTAAGTCCTGGGGAAATCAAAAACAACGAAATACTATCAGGCTTATCTAAAAAGGCTGTAGAATCTGGTGCTGCTTATGATCCTCAGAAAATTCAAGAAGCTGCTACCTCTAGCGATACTGCTTATAAAGGGCAAGAAGCTGATTACGACATTAAACCTTTAGATTATTTTGATCCATATAAAGATTACGTTGCAGACGGAACTCTTCGTGGTGGACAATTTAGTACAGAAGATCTAAACAACATTCGCGCTAATAACCAATCTAATTGGGAACAAACAGGTAATGCTATTGGTAGAGTAGCAGTAAATATAGTGCCTCAAATTTTAAGCAGTGCTTCGGCAATGATAAATATTCCAGGTTACTTTGATGCGGAAGCAGCAGCGACTAATGATGTTGTAAATTGGGCAGACAGCGTTAAATCTAAAGTAGATAACGAATGGTTACCTATCTATGAAAATAGTCCTGATAAGTTTATGCAGATGGGCGATTGGGCTTGGTGGATGGCAAGAGGTTCAGGATTAGTAGAATCAATAGCTTCTTTTGCTGCTACGGGTGCAGGAGCAGGTAAACTAGCTTCTATGGGAGCTAAAGGATTAGCTAGAGGATTAGCTAAAACTATACTAAGCGCTAAAAATGCTAAGATAGCTGAAGGAGCTACAGCAAGATTAGCAACCGCTACAATGCTTAATCAATCAGAAGCTGTATTAGAAGCTACTCAAGTATACAATACTACTTTAGAAAATTCTTTAGCTAAAGGAATAAATTACGAAGACTCTCGTAAGAAAGCATCACAAGCAGCTGCTACTACGATGAACATTAATAAAGCAAACATTTTATTAAATCTTACATCGGCAGGTGCTTTCTTGTCTCCTCAGAAATTTACTAGACAATTATTAAAAGCTCCAAGCTTAAGAAAAGTAGGAGGAGAAATTATTAAAGAAGGTACTCAAGAAGCAGGAGAAGAACTTATTAACCTATATGCACAAAAAGCAGGTGAGGCAAGAGGTAGAGGTGTAAAAGATTACATGGCTCAAGGCTACAAAGACATCGATGCAATGGAAGGTGCAGAAGCAGCTTTTCTTGGTGCTATTGGAGGTATGGGGCAAACAGGTATTACAAGCGCAATGCGTGCTTCTAAATATGGCCCAGGTAGTATCAAAAATGAAGATGGTACTAGAACAAGTGCGCTTACTCAAGAAAGAGAAAGATATACTAAGCAACAAGAAGTTATTCAAGATATGAAAGCAAGCGGTGTTAGAGTTACCGATGCTTTAATGAATATCAAAGAACAACAAGATTTCGAAGCAAAATTATTTGATGCAAATAGAAGAGGAGATGTAGAAGAAGTAAATCGTTTGCAAGAACAAATGTTTGAAAATCAGGCACTTAAAGCTTTTAGTTCTGGTAGTACAGAAACTTTAGAAGAATTATACAAAGCTGAAGCACAAAGAGATCCTGCAGAAGTAGGTCCTGAATATATTGCTAAAGCTAACGAAGCGCTTAAAAGATTAACAGCATTAGAGGATATCTATAATAACTACGAAGGCTACGCTAATGTAGATGAGATCTTTTATAATCGTGCTACTGCTGATAGAGTTGCTATCCAAGAAAAAAATTTAGATTCTTTAGTTAAGAATTCTCAAATAGATTACGGCCTACAAGTTCGTGAGATTGCTGATAAATATAAATTTAAGCACACTCATGAGGGAATTATTAAAGAAGAAGGTAAAGAAGTAGATAGAACAGAGTTTACAAGAGAAAGCAGCATTCCTTACAGCCTTTCAGACATTGAAAATAATCCAGGAGAAACTGAAGAAAATAAAAAAATCTATAAACAATTTTTAAAAGAAGTTAAGAATACTCAAGCTTATAAAGTTCACGAAGGTTATAAAGCTCAATACGATCAAGTTAGTAAACTAAGAAATGGTCTACAGGAAGAGTTTTCTGAAATTACAAGTGCAGGCTATCAAGAAAAAGTAGTTGCTCAGAAAGAAGAGGCTGCAAAAGTGAGCGCTATTAAAGATGCTATTCTTGCCGCAACTTCTATTCCAGAGATTGAAAAGTTAGCCGCACAAACCGAAAATGAAACTGTTCAAAATTTAGCAAAACAAAGATTAGAAGTTATTAATAACCAAAATGCTGCTGCTGCTAAACAAAAAAAGATTGATTTAATTACAGGAGAGATAGGTAATAAAATTACTCAAGCAACTGAAGAAGATCAAGAAGCTATTGAACAAGAAATAGAAGAAGCAGAGATTAGCCAAGAACGTAAAACAGAATTACGTAATAAATTAGCTAATCGTATTAAAATGCTTAATGGTGAAGATATTGAAGACACAACTGATTTATCTGATCCAATGAGTGTATTTACTCAAGGCAAAGATTTAGAAGAACAAATTAATCAAGAAAATAAAGATTTTGAAACTACTCTTCCTACAGATCTTCCAATACC